CGATAACCCGCATATTGCAAACGATATTGAGCCACCATATAATCTGTGGCTTTGCGCAGTAATTGTTCTTTTACTGACGTATCAATATCAGTCCATGCGTCATTGCCTTGTTTTGTATGATAAGCATTTGCATCAGATACTGAAACATAGCTTTCAGCATTTGCCAGTCCTGTTCCATCTTCAACAATAATTGTCATGGAATCACCGGGAAAATAACGTCAAAAGGAAACCCTGCCTGCAAGGTAATGTCACGCAGTAATTGTCTATATACCGCCCACGCTAAATTATCAACTGGCGCATCGGCTAATTGTGTCCAATCTGATTGTGTGAGCAAAGCGTTGCGTTTATAACGCACTTCATTTGCTTTTTGTGTTTTCTCAGCATCTAGCTCATCTTGTGTTTTAGCTTCAACAATCACGTCAAACACTACACCACCTTCAATATACGGCTCAACTGAAGTTAGCTTTTCTGTTTGTGAATGTGGTTTATCAGACTGTATCTGATACGCATTGCGCTCTTGCGCCCACATTAAATTAAGACCTTCTGGTGGAAACGATACGTTAGGAAACACCTCTGTATGCTCACCATGAGATAAGATTTGATTATTTTCAATTATGGCTATTTTCATGTTTTATGGTCCTGTTGTTGGTAGCGGTCCGGTTGGGACGGTCATAGTTGAGCCTGTATATCTAGCAATACCTTTCGTTACTCTTAAATCATATATGTACCCAGTAAGATAATATGAAGCCCCTTGACTTCCTACAGACATTCCCCCAGTTGATAAATTATAAGACGAAGATAGTGTAGTCGTTCCTATAGATGCACCATCTACATAAAATCTAAAAGTATTTCCACTTCTTGATACTACCAAATAAGAAAATTTATTAGTTGCTAAAAAAACTCCAGATGTAAAGTCCCAAGCAACTGCACTTCTTCCAATTCCGATACCTGTAGCTCCAGCTACAACAGTTGACCCGAAAAAAAGACCTCCTGCTCCAATAGCTGATATAAAAAACCAATCTAAAGCATTTGATGTAGGATACACCCATCCTTCAATCGTAAAATCGCCTGTGCCAAAGTCTAAGACCGTATTTGCAGAATAAGATAAATAATCTCCGATACCATCAAAATAAACAGACCCACTACCGTATTTACTTTGCGCTGTACTAATTACCGTGTTTCCATTGATAGTAGTAGCTAAATTATTACTAGAAGAATCTTTAATATTAGTCGTTGTTCCATTCGCGCCATTCCCTACAAGTAAATAAGACACATTATTCCAATAAGGGTCGCCCCCTCCACCAAGCGTAGCAAACCTAGATAACATACTCATCGCACAAACTTCCCATAAATGGTTGTACCCGCATCGCGAGTCCAAAGTAAGCACCAGTCAGTACCCGATGTTTGCAAAGTTACACCGTTAGATGAGAACGTAGTCGTTGTTGCGCCAGTAGAGGTAATCCAGTTAATAGTCGGCCATGTAATCGTACCCGCAGCGCCTAAATTAACCCCTTCAATCAAAAGCTCACCTAAGTTACCTGATGGCGGCCAGTTTGTGATTGAGAGTGTAGGACTGCTTGAAGCCGTTGGTGCCCAGCGTTGCTGAGAGCCGTTGGTGTAATTTAACGATGATGTTGTGCCACTACTAAAATATTTCCACCCAGTATCCTGAAACATTTGACGAGTTAAAGCAGAATCATCACCAACTTTTCGCGCTAAATCTACTGTATTAACATCTTCTGCAACAGTTAATGTTTTTGATGTTGTTCCACCAGAAGCTGTAAAACCAATAGTTTGCGGAGTAACACCTGCCCCGTTTGTACCATTTGTTCCATTTGTTCCATTTGTACCTGCTGCTCCAGTAGCTCCTGTTGCACCTGTTGCGCCTGTTGCTCCAGTAGCACCGTCTGAATTAATTAAATCCCAATATGTTGTATTAGTTGGTGTTGCAGTGGTTGTAGATTTTGCAATGTAACTAGCCCCGTTATGTCTAACCAAATCCAATGCTTTATATGTTCCAGCAGTCCAATTTCCTTTTGGAACAACAACAATTCTACCTAAATTAACCTGTGTCATAAAATAGTCACTATAAATTCGCCATCAACGATTGCCGGGGATAATTGAGCTAAATAATCAGCAATCAATTCACCGTCAACAATAGAAATATCCATTAAAATTGTTGTTCCACCAGTTCCACCACCTGCTTCACTTTCTTTTGCATAAGATTCGTAAGTGTTTGTTGATGTTCCAATTGCAATTCTATCTTCATCAGTAATTAAATAAACTTCACCAGCATTTAATCCATTAGCTGTTGCTGCTGAATCTATTTCTGTTCGTGTGCCTCGTTTATTTAAAATTTTTGGCATTAGAACGTACCACAATCAACCGTATTGACTGCAATAGTAACAAATCCGTTACCTGAATCTTTTGTCCATGATAATGATGTGTTTAATCTTATTACACCGTCTGTTCCGTCTGTTCCAAAAATATAACCAGCAGTGCCGCCAGAAACGACAGCAACTTTTTCATCTCCTGAACCAGTTGGAATATTTAATGCGGTTTTAAATGCGTCAAAAGTGATTTTTTTTTCTTTTACGCCTGTTGCGCTTGCGTCATGAATCAATAATAAATCTGATGTTCCGTCAACACTTGCTAATGTAGTAAGATCGTCAATAGCTGGAACAACTGGCATTGATGTTGTTGCCGCTGTTGCAATATGAAGCGTTCCTCTATCTGTTGAGAAGTGTTGTTCACCGGCAAGCATTGAACTTGTTGGTAAGTTAGCTTTTAATCCACGTTTTATCTGTATTCTTGGCATTAGTTAAATTCTCCGCAGTCAATATATTGCAGCTCTAAATTTTGTCGAGCCTGTGTTTTTTTTGTTGAATTATTTAATTCTGAAAACAAATTTGCAGTATTAAAATAATCTCCATCATTACTTTTTAATCCAGCCGGTAACGCTTGAACAATATTTCGTGTTACTGGATTAACTTCAATTATATTATTTTCTAATGTAATTGTTACGCTCATGTTGCGGGCCTCTTAATGCCAGCTAATACTTTAATTTTATCTTTGTATGATTCAATTGGTGGTAATACTGTTGCAACTCCACCCGTAACGCCAGCTTTTTGTTGCAAAGCATAATAATATGAACCAATTGGAATATTTTGAGTAGTTGATGCTGGTATATAAATATAACATATTCCATTTGCTACATCGTCATTTTCATCATCACCAGCTTCTTTAATATATTTTAATTCAGCTTGTTCGTATGTTAAATCAAGCGATGACATAAACGTTAACCAGAATTTATAACCAGTGATATTTTGAACGCCACCACTAGCATTTTTTACAATTAACTCAACGGCATAATCGTCACCCTGCCTAACATCTTCTAAAAATAACGCCATAACCTAATCCTTAACATAAATAAAGGCGGGAGAACGCGAACAGGAACGAACGCGAACCCCCTAGAAAAATTAACCTAGCAACGTAGCAACGTGGTTTGGTTTCCATACTTTTACGCCATACAAACAACGTACTTCAAGCATAGTTTTCATGTAACCTTTATAAACTGCAATTTCAAATACTAAACCGCTTGTTGGGTCTTGTACTGTCATCACGTCTACAGCAGAATCGCCACCATTAGGCATTGCAGGAGGTCGCATACCTAACTCAACTGCTGATTTGTGGAAAGCAACACTTGGTGTGTAAGAATCGCCAACAGTTAAAGCGTTTGCTGTAGCAATGACTTTTTGTGCGCCTGGTGCATTTAATGAAATAGTGCCGGCAGCAGTAACGCCTGTGCCAACAACATATTTGTTTGCAGTATCTGCCGCAAATGTTACAACGTCACCCGCTAATACTGTTCCTGTGCCTGTCACCAATGCAATATCAGTAACACCAACAGCAGTTGAGCCAGAAGTAACGTAAGAAGTACCACCGCCTTTTGTGTGCGTAGTAATACCAGCTGATTCTTTAATCATGATGCCTTGCAAATCAAGCAATGTACCTTGACGCAATAATGCTTCATTGCCTGAAGTGTTGACTTGCTGAAGTGCCGCAAGGTTGCGCAATTTAACGCCAGCCGCTGTGTTCATAATCAATGAAATTTGATTATCAGTTGGGCAACCGTTATCAACTAAGATTTGACGCACTTGCGCAATAGTGTCGAAGTTAGACGCGAATGGTGTAGTGCCTGCTGAACCAACAGCGCGTGATGCGCCTTTGTAAGCAGCTGAGAATAAATCTTGTTCAATTTTGTTGCACAATGCGCGGATTGCTTGGGCAATTTGATCGCCATAAATGGTTTCATAGCCAGCACCATTGTTGACGTGCTTAATATCTTCACCAGTCCACGGAATCTGAACAGACGCATAAGAATCAAGCGTCATTGTTTTGTTGTCAACGGTTTGATCTGTACCTTCAGGAATTGTCATTGAAGGCGCAAATGAAGTGTTAACGCTTGGTGTGCGAGTGAATGCTGCACGGATTGTGTCGCCTTTTGCAGCGCGATCTGTTGCGTCACCATTAATGGTGGCTGAGGGGATAAAACCAACTAATTCACGACCTACTACATCTGCCGCTTTGTAAATGTCTGCTGCTAAATTGCTGAGAACGTTTGCCATCTTGATTGCCTTCTAAAATAAAAATAAATATTAGACGGCAATCGAGACAGGATAAAAACTAATCTGTAACT